AACTCACCAGTATCAATAGCAGGTAATTCTGATGCAGCTGGAACGATATACTCTCGTTTTGCAGGACTAGACTTATAGTCGAATTTATAGACAAATCTGGTTTCCGGTCGATAAGAACTTGAACTTGAAACCAGTGCACCTGCTTCAACTACAAAACTGATTTCTCCAGTCGTTGGCAAATCCCCTCTTTGCATCTGATACAAACGTGCCAGATTAATATCAAGCTGGTCATATCGAATGTAAATCGGTGAATCATCTACTGGTACATCAATAAAGTCCTTGTCATTGAGGTAATAACGTTCATCGTAATTAATTGCAGTAATGGTATTAGAGAACTGGTCAGCCGGTTCTCTTTTTGCAACCAGATAAGGCAGTGAGCCTTTGGTATCATCATTAACTACTGTATAGATGGTATTTACAAAATCATCAGGACTTAGCTTTAAGGCCCCGTTCGGCAACCGCCCTAAAACCACCTTATTTTTGGCTGAACCCGGTGTAACAGGAATTAAGTCCACGGTACCATCACCCATTTGCAAATAAATCACATAACTCTTGCCTGCAATGAAATCGACATCATGGCTTAGGGTGAGAATTAAACCTTCTTGCTGTACCACCTCGCCGCTTTGATGAATACCATTGCGATAATCCGCTACAGCAATCCGGTCACGTAGCACAAGCAATTCAGACTCAGGCGCTGCATCAAAGGTGATGGATTTACGCTGGAAGCGAAGTTTGTTCCAAAGCCGGTAAGCATTGAAATGAGCTTGCCACTTGTTCCGTACACCAACTGACTTCACTTCTTTTGGGTTCTTTGCTCCTTTGTCCGGCAAATAGATATTAATACGACTATCGTCGGTCGGATCCGTGTATTCATAGATCAGTCCATCGTAGTCATCCATCACGCCAAAGGTAAGATCATGCTTGTAACTATCCGGAATGATATTCCTGAAGTTAAACAGCATTACCGAGTTATCAGTTGGCCGTTCAAAATAAAGCTTGAGTTTATTGTTTTGCCGATATGCGGTACAAAACACGGCATCACAAAGATTGGTGACCAGTTCTTCAAAAGATAGGTTTGTATCATCAATAGTGGTGCAGAACTCTGCCGCTAGTGGTGTACCGAAATAATCCACTACATCGTTATAAGTCCGATAGATATTTTCCAGATCTATTTCGTCGATCGTACGGCGGCCAATCTTGTCATCCAGTGCCATTGAAACCAGTGCATCAGCAAAGCTTGATGTTGGAAATAGCTCTGTCGTCATAGCCCCATTTTTATAGGTCGGCAACATTCGCTGAAGATCGAAATTGATCTTACGGGACTTAACAGATAAAGCTCCGGTCGTTGCATAAGTACGTGCACGAAAAACCGTTTCATGTTCATACACTGTGCTTTGCAAGGGATAAGCACCATAAAGCGCCTGCCACTTTACTTCATCAACTACTGTTGTAACTGCCGATGTTGGTGTTAAACGGCGTGCACGGACACTACAACGCCCCTGAAACGTGACCATATCAAGTGTTGCGCCAACGGTCTGACGCGACTTTGCCGAACCTTTCAAAATGATCTGCTTCAGCATCGGATTACCAATCGCTGCACCAGATTCATTTACCGGTGTTACTTCAACTTCAATCGTGACGTTAACAGCGGCCTGATTCCCACCTGAAGAAACGGTATAAAGTCCATTGGTGGCCACAAAATTACATAGCACCCGGCTACGTTCAACATTGTCCAGAATGAATGGACCAATCCATTTTTCACCTATTGAACTGATCTTTGGTGACAAAGCTGCAGTTTGTTGGTTATTTAACTCTTTAAGCTTTAACCAGTTAGCATTAACGGCCGCCGGATTTGATAACGTCATTCGATCATCAGCTACCGATAGAACGCTGTAAGTGCCGTTTAAATCATAAGTCTGGCCGTTAAACGTTAATGAGGCATTGGTGATTTCTACGCGGTCATTACTTACAAACTTAGTGGTTAAATCCGTATTGTTTGCAGATGCCCGAAGGATCTCGTTTGGATATGCAAAATGAAGATAGTTCGTACCTTCTAAAGACTGTGTATCTGCTGGACGGAGAACTTGGCCATTAACAGAAGTTTGATGCTGAACCGTTAGTGGGGGCGTGGTAATTTCGGTACCAAGCGAGAAATATGGCTCACCCGAGACAATATCGACGCCTGGTCGAAAGACTTCTACCGATGCGCCGGCAATATCAACAATGTTGGTTTCACCGTCATATGCACCGTTAATTTTATAGTGACCACGACCAATACAACCAACAACATGTTCAACTTCAACGTTGTTTTCATATACCTTGTAAGGTACTGCGATTAGGTCGGGAGTATTCCACCCAGCTCCATAGTTATCAGCAATACGACCATTCACCCGGATCTTGTTTTCCCGGTTAGAAAGTTCATTGTTTGCTGAAGAAGACTGGTTAGTATTTTGAGTCGTTTGTGCTATTGATGGCGTCGGCATTAAAAATGCGATCGCAATACTAATCACAATCGAAACAATAGCAGCGACCCATTTTGGGTTCTCAACTACGATAAAAGTACCCGGTAAGAAATCAAGCTGCTTTAACTCATAAGCATTCTTCGGTGTGACTTCGTTCGCAAATGAAATTTCCGCATGATCCATATTGCTTGTGGTATGAAAGATACGGACATGCTCAGGCATATGTTCATATTTTGAAGTGAGCCATTGCCCAATGGTTTGAGCCTGCTCAATTGTCTTTTCTTCAGACAAAGCGTCTTTTTTATAAATAACTTTAATCATAATAACTGACCCGATTAAACCCCATTCCCATCACAACCTCTTCAGGCAAATAAGTGACTCCGCTTTCCATGAGGTGAAGAATCTTTTGCCCACGAAAAAGCCCCACATGCGGGGGCTTATTTCTTTGTCTCGGATGGAAGGCGACTATGCAGCCTTCCTTGGGCATGGGTAGCGGATTTAAAAGTTTTAACCGTGAAGATAAAAAAGTAATTTTGCCCTTAGGCTGCATAAAGAGTTCAAGCGCTTCCGCCCGATCTATGCCGTATAGGTCCATTGCAGCTTCATGAACAAAGTGAACACAGTTGTAGTGATCCTCGTCATATTGCCTATCGAGCAAATGATCATGACTTTTCATATAGCCCCCTTCAAGCCACTAAAGCGATCCAGTGCAAAGATATCTCCGGTTTTAGTGGTATTTAATCGCGGTGATTCGGCCTTGAATGTCACAGCCTTATGGTTCATGGCAACACTGGAGAGTTGCAGTCCAAGTAAATAAAACATTGGAGAATTCAGATTGTCTGAACTGTAAATCCGGTAGTTTACTGTTGGCTTTACATCTGGATATTGCCCTTCGATTACCCGTTCAAACTCATCAGGCATCACATCACCTAGACCAGAGATAGAAACGGTTAATGTCTGGTCAAGATCACCAAGCATTCCGGATCTTTGGATAGAGACTGGCAGGAACTCATAATAGACCTGACCGGATCCTTCCTTATGTTGTACATAGACACCTCGGTCATCATTACGGACTACCCGGTAAGTATTCATAAAAGAAGGATGTGATAGCTCAATACATTCCAGTTGATAAACATCAACTTTTCGATTGAAAAAGAATTTGGCATATTCGTTATCCATCAGACCTCCCAATCCTTAATCAAAGCGATATCGGCAGTAAGGTTAGGCTGGTTTTGAACAACCTCGAGCTGCGCATTTACCCGGTAAAGGTTGCCGTTGACTTCATTGGTCTTGAAAGAGTTTGGAATGAAATTGCATAGATATTGCTGCCGTGCTCCCTGATCAATCACCAGATCCGCATAAAATGAAGCTGGCTTATTCTGGTAGACCCGCCAGAACGCCATCATTTTATTGAAATCTGTTTTACTTAAATTCCAGTTCACATCAACAATGTGGCTATTACGTTTCACATCGATGTAATAGCGTCCACGCCCACCATCCATTTGTTGACGCTTTACATCATCACCCGGTGTTACGCCATAGCCGCTGGTCTGAGGATTTAGCTTTAACTTGTACATAACTTTCCTTCAGGTAATAAAAAACCGACCTCATAATGGGTCGGTATAAAATTATCTTTAACAACTAAAGTTTTGATATTTCTTCAGATATCTGACTAGATTCATGTAAAATATAGTTTATTAATTGATTTGAAATCGTTAGATGAAGATGATAGTCAGCTGTTGTTCTAAACCTCTTTAATTTTTGTATTCGATTTTTGATTTCCGCAGCTCTTTTCTGAATCATTTCAGACGTTGAACCCGCAGGGTACCCACTAAGTCTGCTATAGACTTTTTCATGAGCTCCACATTTTGTCTTTGTTACTGGCCATAATAGTCGTTGTTCTAAATGATGTCGGACTTCATAAAAAGCATGGTAATAAGCACGCCCTATAATATTCCTTTTGTGACATTCATCATATTTTGTAGAATTACCTAACAGCTCATAACAGTAATTTAGTGTATCTGTAGTAGCCATTTTTCAATCCACGCCCACTTCATAAGGAATAATAAAATATGAAAGTTTATTCAGTTCATCAATTAAACCCTCATCATAGCATTTACTAAATATTTCTGAATTCATAGCGTCAATCTCATCAAAACTTCTATCGACATAAAGCAATATTAAAAATTCATCATCAATAAAACTATATTCATATTTTCGGCACCGAACATTCCTTGAGTTAAAACATTTAAAAAGAATTGAACCGATATGTTTCAAGACTCTAGAATCAATTTCTAGTTTATTTTTAATTTCAAAAAACTGAATAAATTCATTAAAGTCTTCCTTTTTAAATCTTTTATAATAATTTAAATCATCATTTAAAATTCCATCTAGAAAATAAGTTATAGGTTTGAAGTCAATAGGAATAAAACTTTCTAAGGGTAAATTTTGTTTACTACACAAACTTATAATTTTATCAATATTTTCATTAGCACTAGAAAAATCTACTGAGCTAAGAAAAACAAAATAAAGATTCGATAAAATTGATACACTATTGCTAATTTTCAGTACTTCTCGAGCGTATTGATGCGCAAGAATAGGATTATCAAAATACATTTCAATAATACTGTTGCTTAATAAAAACCAATCTAGTGGCTCAGTTTCTTTAATATCATTAAGCAACCGTTTGCATCTAAAATACTGAAATTCACTTATCGATCCAGTAAGAACAGCAGAGTTAATAATATCGGTTACTTCTGATGACTTAGTTTTAGGAACTGGAGGAAGCATAAGAATATTCACCAATTTTTTGAAATTTTGTCCTAATTTATTTAAAAAAGCTACCTCTAAAGGTAGCTTTTAAATTAACGGTTACGCCTTACAGTGGTATTCTTAGTCAAAGACCGACTAATGGTTGAGTTTGGATTCCCAATTTGATCACTTACAAGCTTCGGTACCGTTCTTGGAAGCTGCTTATCCAGTTCATCTTTAACAATGATCCGGACTGTTTGCTCATCCAGTTGTTCAGCTTCAACTGTTGCTCCATTCACCTGATTAATCACTTCAATCTTAAAATTGATAGTAGGTGTAGAAGGTTCAATTGAAGGCATAATCTCAGCTTGAGGTCGAGCAGCTTGACCCATCGTGAAGTCTTGAACATCGTCAAGATTTGATCGATCCTGAACTAAACCATTGGATGAGAAGTAGACCTTGCCATCGTGGTATAGATCAGAAGTTGCTGAAGTAGGCACGTTGCTATTGCCCTTATAAATTATCTGGCCATCATGAACCGGTTGATTAAAGATGTTCGAGATTTCTTTGCTCTGGTTAAAAATCCTAGAGCTCTGGTTGGCCCGATTCAAGATACTCTCAAAAGTGCTATGGTTTTGAGCATAGTTAGAAACAAATGATTCTGGACTTGTCGCCCTTCTCATCTGTTCAACTTTATCAACACCACCCCATTTTTTAATATCATCTTGGGACCAAACAATTTCTCCTTTATGCACGGCACCAGCAATCTCATATTTCTTACCTTTGCCTGTATATCCTCCATCTGCAAAACCATTGTCTTTGAAGATAGAAACTTCTTTCAGCAATTCTTTCTCAGCATTCTGCACGGTACTGTTTGAAACATTACTATTTAGAACTTTTGAATTAGAAAGGTTAGATATGTTTGAAATCGACTTGTTGTCATTAAATGCTTTTGAACTCAAAAGAGAACGGTTAAAAACATTCTCTATTGAAGTATTGTTCTGTGCATGATTATTGATAAATGCTTCAGGGTTTGCACTCTTACGCATATTTTCAACTAACCCAACACCACCCCAACGGCGAATATCTTCTTGGGACCAGACCACCTCGCCTTTGTGGACAATACCTGCAGGTTCATATTTTCCACCAGATCCAGTGTAACCACCATCTGAGAATCCAGCTATTGTTTGCCCGGCAATCAAACCAGCATTTGCATATCCCATAGCAAGCATGGCGGTTGAAGCCGCAATTTTTGCCCCAAAAAAAGGGATCGTTGCATCAGCAGCTACTTGTGTAGCTGCCAAATGAGCAGAGATAATCGCAGAAGCAATAGCAAAGGATTGTTGAGCTATAAACATTGCCTTAAAAGAGCGTGAATTTTCACCACGCGCATCCTTAACAATTTGAGTTAAACCTCCCCATGTGCTTGAAGCAGACGAAATCATCTGACTGTATAACTGCAATTGACTGTCGTGATCTGCTTTTCTTGCATCAATCGCCTTCAGGTGGTACTCATTATCCATTTGCTGTCTTGCTTCTTTGAATACGCGCTCCGCCTCCAATCGTTCCTGATAACTAGCTTTTTCAGACTCCAAAACAGCCGCAAGATTATCTTTCAACTTTTGATAAGTTTGAGCGTAATCTTCATCCAATACTTGCATATTGGTTTGCTTGGGCTTGGTGTAGTTTGTCGATTTAAGAAACTGACTAGAGGTATCATACTGATCAATTGTTGGATTCCCCACACCATTACGAATAAAATCAGCCTGAAATGCACTCATCCTCCTTCTACGCTCTTCAAGATCGGTGATTTTTGATATTTCATCATACTCAAGAGCATAACGTTTTTTGATACGCTCCATTTCTCCCAGCATGAATTGCTCAGCCTGAAACAAACGTTGCTCTTGAGCAAGTTTTAGTAATCCTAACTCTTGCTGCTTTTGCAATTTCAGGCCATCTAAAGCAACCTTTCTTTGATCTTCAGAGAGTTTGCCTTCAGCAACTAATCGCAAAGAATTAGTTTCATATGTGTAATCAAGCTTTTGTTCTTCAGTCCACTTATAACCATTTACTTCAAAATCAAATTGCTTCTGAGCTAACTTGTCTTCAGCATCATAACGCTCATTAATTTTTGGGATTAAATTTGATTGACCTAAAATGGTTGCTTTGTTGATTTCCTCCTCACGTTTTTTGCTTCTAGCAACTGTTTCTGAGTCATATGTTGCCTGTAGCTGCTTAACTTCCTCAAGAGTTTTAGCACGTGCCTTATATGCTTCATCTTCAAACTTTGAAAGATCGCCGATTGCTTTTGAGGCTGCTTCGGGGTTATCCCCTAAAATTTTACTAAGCTGATTATAGTAAGAGTCTTGTTTGGCTAAATGCTGTGAAGCTTTAGCTTTGCCAAGCTTTTTCCCGTCATAGTCCCAGCCAACAAAATTTTTGGCAACGATTCTCTCTAAACTTCGATAGTCTAAATCGTCATTAAGAAGAGCTGCTTTAGATTTACTATAACTTTTATCGGTCATCGCCTCTTGCACAGCATGTTTAGCCATTGCATCCAATGCATCTTGAGTTTGCTGGATTTTACCGTTTTTATCCAAGACTCCTTGCCCTTGTAAAGACTGCATTAATTTAGTTGAGCGACTTTTTTGCCATGATAAAAATCCTGTGTTGGTATAACCATTATTGGCATCTTTGTGACTACCAAACATTGCCTCATTTCTAAAATCAGTCTCTCGTCCAACTTGAGCTGTCATTACACGAGCTTGTTTATCGCCTAAGCCTGCATTACGGAAGGATTGGTAAACCCGAAGCATATTTCTCACTCGCTCATTATTCCCCGCAAGTAGAACAGCTTGTTTGGCAGACTCTTTGGTTTGTTTTTCAACCTCTTTTGTTTGCTTTCTGCTAGATTCGGTAATACTTTCTTGTAAGTCCTTGACTTCCTTCTGCTTCTTATACCAAGCCTCAAAAATTGCATATTCCTGACCAGTTAAACTTCTAGTCATCGGAATTTTATTGTCGGTATAAAACTCTGATGCCGCACGCGCCTTATCAAGACCCTTTTCGCCACCACCAAATGCCTTAGTGTTTTTTATAAGAAAATCATTTTTCAGATTATCTTTGTTGGCATTGTCTCGTAATTTATTAAGCTTTTCTTGTGCAGCGACTTGGTTATTTAATTCATTTGTTTCTCCTTGTTGAGCACCAAGTACAGTTTGATGTTGTTTTAGGTACTCATTACGCAAGTCGTTTTGTTTCTTCAGCTCAGCATTAGCCTGATTTAACGCAATTTTAGACTGATCCGTTTTAATGGCATATTCTTGCAATTTCTTAATGTTATCAACCGGAACTTTGGCGGTACTGTTGAACTTACTCACAGCATCAGTTGCTGAAATTTGATTTAAAGAATATGCCTGAATTACCTTACTCAACGATTTAACTTGTTCTTCACTACCACCATTTAACCGAATGAATTCCACTTGTGCTCTTAGTGAATCAAGCATTTGTGTTTTCATGTCAGTGAAATTTTGAGTAGCTACTTTTGTTAAGTTTGTTTGAATTGTTAATTGCTTAATTGATTTGGCCGTTACCTCAACATGTTGTCCAGAAGTAGCATTTAAGAGTTTTAGAGCAGTATTACCCTGCTCAATCTTATTTTTTGATTCTGCTACTGCACTAGAGAACTCAATAAGTTTATCAATTTGAGTCTGACTAAAACGACCAGATGAAATCATCTTTTTTAAGAGATCACCTGCATCGCTTGCACCTGTAGCAATAGACTTAATGGCATTTTGATAATCTTCATAATCACTGCCAGATAATTTAAATAATTCCTTTTGGATATAAGCAAAACGTTTGATAGCTCCACTAGCATCATCAATTGCATCATTTTGCTGCTCAATCTCTTTGCGTAACCGCACACCCTCTGTTAATGCTTGCACAGTATTTAACTTTATGTACTTATCTGTTAAATCACTAACCGAGTCAGATTGTGTTGCAAGAGACTCTTTGACTTCATCCGAACTGCTGCTTAGTAGATAGAAAGATGCGGCTGTTGCTGCAATTGCTAAACCCATTGGGCTAAAAATCGCCATAAGCGCTGACTTTGCTAAAGCTAAACGGCTAGTAGCAACAGATTGCGCTGTTAAGGCTGCTGATAATCTTGCAGATGATGCTGATTGAGCTGTTTCTGCGGCAGCAACCTCCAACGCAACTTGAGCTTGTAATCGTCCTAGCTGAGCCATTCGTGTGATGGTAGCCGTGCGACCTTGTTCAGTGATTTGGGCTTTTAAACGAACTTTTTCGAGTTCTATTTCTGCCATGATCTGAGCATGAGTAGCTTTGATGTTCGTTAGTGTCACCTGCGTACTTTGTGCTTCGGCAAGCGCAGATTCCACTTCAGCTTTTGCTGCTGCAATATTTGCATTACGTTCAGCAATTGTGGCAAACACTTGTTTGGTTGACGCAGCAATACTCGCTTGTACAGCAACCGTTTTTGTTAAAACAGCTTTTGTCATTAAGCCAATACCAATGGCAAATGCACTGTCTGCAATTAAATTCAAATTATTTGCTAATAACTGAATCGATCCTGATAAAGCCTGTGCTGCCCCGCTTCCTTTACCAGCCTCTCCTACAAATTTAGTAATTTCATTATTAAGTAAAGTTAATGATTGACCAATTGTAATGTCAGTTTTAGCAAAAAGAGTATCAACTTCATCTTGGACATTTTTAAGTGCTTTAACGATTTCCTGTGAAGTGATTTTTCCTTCAGCAGCTACTGAACGTAATTCACCTACAGTAATACCCATACCTTTAGCAATAGCCTTTGCTAGTGCTGGGGTTTGCTCCATTACCGAGTTAAGCTCTTCACCACGTAATGTGCCGCTTGCTAAAGCCTGCCCAAATTGGACTAAAGCTGCATCAGCAGCTTCTGCGCTTGCACCACTGATCGCAACTGCTTTTGATACTGTTTCAGTTAGTCGAGCAGTGTCATCCATAGTGAGATTTAAGGTTTTAGCATTATCACTAAAACGTTGGTAAACCTGTAACACAGAATCCCAAGCTGAATAGGTTTTTTGAGCAATTCGGAAAGTGTCTTCCGTTGCTTTATTTAGTTCAACTTGATTGTTAGTGACTAACTTAAGGCGATTTTGTAATCCAGTATATGTATCCATCTTTGAAATGGCTGAACCTACTGTTAATAAACCAGCCATGTGTCCAGCTAAAGCTCTGGTGGCTACAGACAAGCTGTCCATAGACTTAGATGCAAACTCACCTTTACGTTCAATGCTTTCCAGTTCATTGCCTAGATTACGCGCATTACGTTCAGCATTTTGCGAATCAATAACAATGACCAAACGGGATTCTTGTGCCATCTTACTTTTCCTCTAGGCAATAAAAAACCGCCATAAAAGGCGGTCATTAATCAAAAATAAAAAAACCTGATCTAATTCAGGTTTTTAACAAATCATTTTGAATTATTTCAATTTTTCTTTACATGCTGGTGTTGCCAAAGATAAATCATCATCTTTTTTCATTTCATAACCACCACCAATTGCATAACTTAATGTCATAGAGTTGAGTGTTTCATTTTGCACTTTCCAGAAGCTGCCATCCTGTGAATAGAGTTTATCATTTGATTTTTTAACAGACATTACTCTCGCTGTTCCCATTCCATCCTGACAAATAACACCAGTTCCATCGGAATTTAACTTTAATGTTCCTACTAATCGATCATATTGTCCGGTCCAATAACCGCTATTCTGAACAGAGGTGGCTTGCACTTCAAAAAAATTAGCAGTAGACATACACCCTGCTAAACCTAATATTAAACCTAATAAAATAATCTTTTTCATAAAAATACCCTCATATTTGAGGGTAATTTAGCAAACTGATCATTAAATGTCACATAAAGGAAAACCACCCGAAGGTGGTTTATTTACTTGTATTACTTACATTTGGCTGCTGAACATTATCATTTGTATTATCTAAAGTATGTCGATCTCTTATTGCTACTAAGAAAATAACCACAAAGATTACGATCGCAATTGCTGTCTTCTCATTTTTTCCCATGTTTGGACCTCAAATCCTCTTTTTCTTATATTAATAACATAAATAGTCAGCCATTAAAAAACCACCCGAAGGTGGTTTCTATCAAATAAAACTAACTAAGCTATTTCACAATTGGTTTGATGCCATGAATGGTTATTTCCATATGAAAAACTAATTTCACTTGGAACTAATGTTCTTTCTTGATGATTAAGATTTTCAATTAACTGTCTTAATTCACCATCACCTTGTACGTGCTCTTGATATAAAGCACGGAGTAATAAATCTGTTGGTTTTCCAATTAACGAACGACCAGCTTCCCAGTGTCGAATACTAGATTCGCCAACACGTAAAAGCCCCGCAAGATTTTTTTGCGATAAATTTAGCTCTTTACGAAGAAATCTTATTTCTTCACCATTGAGTTCTGGCTTATGAGTTATTAAATATAGGCCTATGGCATTATGGAGTTCATGGACAGATTGGATTGATACCAATTCGCCAAATTCCTCATCATTTTCAATAGTAAAACCATTCTGTAGCCAAATATTACTTAAGCCACATTCTTCATAGTGATACATAATTTAGCCTACTCTTAAAATGTAGTAACTACGACTGAAAGGTCACCGTTCGCGGTCTCTTTAAATGCAACTGTAGCGGTAATATATTCACCAGCAGTACGAACAGAAACATTTGCTTTACAAGTTCCACGAGCATCCAAATATGGTCCCTCAGTGATGTCTCCATG